AATGTGTATAACTCTGAAAACTGTTTGAAGATTGCCGAACTAATAAGAGAATTATGTAAAGATGACTGACGATAAGGACAGACACAATACCGCAGAATATTTTATGAACCGTATTCTACCAGAAACAAGTATGCTATTGAAGCGTATGCGTTTTGGAAGTGAGACGATGATGAAGGCTGATTTGTGAGTAAGAAAGAGTTTCTAATCATAACTGGATTGATTTGCATACTTGCCTCTGCTCCTATGTATGGACTAACTCATGAACCATTAGTTTTAGTGCCCATAGTAGTTTTATTTTTTGCTGTTATTGTATGTCTAAGGAGTATAAAGAATGAACGATGAACGAACTATGACGATGAAGTTTAATAAGGATGGGACAAAACAGGTGACTGAAATTTCATCATCTGCCGCATTGGGTTTGATTGAAGAAAACGCTAAACTACGACAACGTATCGCAGAATTAGAAGATCAGTTGAATGAAATCAATAACTCAAGCAGAATATAACAAACTGTTTGATGATTATATAAGAGAACAAAAGTTCGACGGTGGAGACCGGGACAGATGGTATTCTAACCATGTTATCAAGTTCTTCAAGATAACAACGGAAGATACAGATATCCGTCCTGGTTTCCACGTCAATGAAATAGGTGAGAGAATAGATGAAAGTTGAATTGTTCGGTATAGCGTTATGGATTGCAATTATCGGAGGACTAGTATATGCCTTTGGGTTTGTTCCCGTCCTTATTACAATTGCACTTTTCATCGCTTGGTTTATGGTATATGTCGTATGAGTAATGATGAACTAATCAAACAACTACACGAGTTAGCAGATTGGGTTGAAAAGGCTAATCATGTTCATTGCAACTCTGTCCCTCGCCGTGCTGCATATCTCATACAAAAGTATGAAGATGAAAACAATCAACTACGCCTGAGGCTTAACAAGAGAGATATATATCTGATCGACTATATCAATCGTGTCATTGGTTTTATAAGACTGCAATGGTATCTATTCAAAAAGAAAAGAGGAAAGAATGTATGATGAAATTTTTGATCTTGATCTTAATGGTGGTATTCCCCACGGCGGTTAATGCTCAAGTACCAATGACGACTGAAAATCGTTCTCTCGGTCCAGGCACATATGAAGAAAGCATGGCACAAATTAACGGCGCACCTCCACCATCTGATGGTTATAGAAAAGGATGGCAGTCATCAAAGCCTGGTGTATCTATGTCGTATGGAGGAGCAACAGGAACTATTCCTTTACTTAATCCTAATATGGAAGTTCCTGACGAATGACGAAAATTGATAGCAGATTGTCTAGGATTGACTGTTTTCCATCGGCAATCTATGTCATACTATTGTCAAGTAGTCAATAGGGACTGCTAAATAACAGACCGGGTAACCTATCCCGGAAGACCCGGTCAATAATAAAATAGGAGTGATATATGAGCGTTGTAAATCAATCGGCGAAAGCCGTGGCTACCGGCGTTAATGAGGTCGTTGACCTTAGGGGTATGTGGATCGGCCTAGCCCTTCTAAATACCTTTTATCTAATAGTCCGTATTTATGAACAAGTATATGGTTGGCGTGCCGGCCTTGACTCGTTCGCACCAGAGTTCCAGACATACTGGATGAGTATCCTCTGGACAGAAATTCCACTAGAATTGGTTTCAGGTCTTGCACTAGCAGGTTACCTATGGAAGACAAGAGACCGTGACCTCGCAAGCCTCTCACCTCGTGAAGAAATGCGTCGTCTAACTGTATTAGTTCAGTGGTTGGTTGTTTATGCTGTTGCTATCTATTGGGGTGCAAGTTTCTTCACCGAACAAGATGGTACCTGGCATATGACAGTCATTCGTGATACCGACTTCACTCCGTCACATATCATTGAGTTCTACATGAGTTATCCAATCTATTCAATCATCGCTGTTGGTGCGTTCTTCTATGCGAAGACCCGTATTCCTTACTTCGCACAGGGATATAGCCTTGCGTTCCTGATTGTTGCTATTGGTCCATTCATGATTATTCCAAACGTTGGGCTCAATGAGTGGGGTCATACATTCTGGTTTATGGAAGAGCTATTTGTGGCACCGCTACATTGGGGCTTCGTATTCTTTGGATGGATGGCACTAGGTGTCTTTGGTGTTGTGCTACAGATCCTAGGACGTGTTCATTCTCTAGTTGGTAAGGAAGGCGTTGCTCTCCTAACCGAGTAAGGTAAATGTAAACGAATGTAAACTGGGGTGCGACAAAACGTCGCACCCTTTTTGCTTGACAACACCACTAGATTTTGCTATACTCCATATCGTCAATGGAGATTTATATGCCGCTTCTTCCCGTCTATTATACCACGACCAATCTTCGCAAGCGCAAGCGCAAGCAGACCAAGCATGATCGTTCCGAGCATGATGCATGGTTGGTAAAGATGGGTGTTTCGCCTAAGCAGATTAAGGCAAAGAAGACTAAGAATACTTCCTGGAAGTCTGATTATTCTAATTCATTGCAGGTAGATCGTTCTACCAAACATCACGAAAAATCTATTCAAGAGGTGTGTAATGCACCTGCAAATGCCACGGCTAATCGTTCCGTGATGGCTAATCTGCATAAAGAGAGCGAAGAAACTCGCAAGGCTATTCTTGCTAAGGCGGCCAGGACTGCCCCTCTGTATTCCAAAGGTCCATATCAGTATATTACTGACGGCACAAATCTTGATGATGTAGGGAAAAAGAAATGACTGATAAAATGACAAATGAAGAACTCGTGGAACGTCTCCGTGATTGGGATAACTGTAGCCAAGATGACTATGAACTGGCGGCACACCGCATTGAAATAATGAATAAGTTTCTGCGTCATAATGTTTTCGCTGAAAAGCATTTTGGTGTCTTTTTCATTTGTGGTGAAGCAGGTGAGAAAGATATAAACGGTATACCCGAAGAGGTGCATATCTGTCCTGCATATGGATCAGATGTATCGTATGTTTTTACTCGTGGCAAATCATTCGCACCGGAGTGGTAAGATGAAAGTAAGATACTCAACAAACTGGATGGGTCCAGTCAACAAGAAGTGGATTGATGAAAACGGTAAAGACTGGTGTGCTGGTCGTATTGATGTGTATGGTGATGACGTTCCAGAATATACCGAGTTAGGTCTCAATATTATGAAAGGCAAAGACTGGGTTCGGTTTACAAGGTGGCTTGAAGGAAACTTTACTACTCCTGAAATATGGACGACCGAGCAGTTGGTTCAGGCATATGAGTTTCATAATCCAAAGATAACATGGTGGGAAAAGAAATGAGCAAATTTACACTTGATATTGACTACGACATTATGGATGAAATCACTAGGCAAAATCTAAAAGAAGCATATCGTCATGCGGATATGAATGATGATGAAATGCGTAACGCTCTTGATCTTGTGATAAACTACTTTTCTAGTCAAGAGCAATACCAAGAATGGATTGAGGAGAAACTAAAATATGTCTAAGATCGTGTTGGTTGAAACCGTAAGTTCTTTTCGTCATGTTCATGCAGTTGAGTTGCCTGATGATGCACCTGATGATTGGGCTATTGAGGATGTTATCTCTGAAATTACCAAAGATGATCCTGATATGAGTGAAGTTGGTCAGAAGTGGATCGGCGAAGAAATCTTTTCCCATCGTGTAGTTGATGAGAAAGAATACCTGCGAGTATTTGATGAGATGAATGGTCCTTACTTTGCTGAATGGCCAGTTGAAAAGAAGAAGGAGTTTATCTTCAAGCGAAAAGAAGAAGCATAAATAATACTATGCTCAAAAGATGGTATGAAACTAGACCGTTCACTTTTGGGGCGGTCTTCATTTTTCTTTATATGACTATACCTATATTAGATCAAGTTTTTATGTATCCGAAGATGAAACCAGTTTGTAATGGAGAAATCACGGATCAACAAGCTAGAGCATGTACCGATTGGATCCGAAAGAAGGAGACTCAACATGTTCGAATTGATAAACGAGGACCTGGAAGTCTGCATAGAGATACTAAGACAGATGAGTACCTGCGAGAACAGGAACGAGCAATTGCAGATTTTGGCAGAACACAGAATAAGTAAAAGAGACATTCAGAAAACAGTTGACTTGTGCGAACTATTGGTGTATTATAATGACAAAATCAAAGACTGATAAAATAGAAGATATAAAAGATCGTGAATTTATGTTGGAGATGGCTGATGAAGTCTGGCAAAAGTGCAAAGGTATACCAATTCCCGACGACTACTCGGAAGAAGATCGTTTGTCAATATTCGAGCGATACTACCACAGAGCGGTCTCCAAGTCCCAAGGTGAATGATAAGACCGATATTGAACTAAGATTGTTGGGTGCTGTTATTGGTGCCACTCTCATGTTTGGCATCATGTATCTATCTGCCTTAACAATATATGGAGTTTAATATGAAAGAACTAGTATTTGCAGTCATATCGATTTGTCTTACATCAGGCGAATGTGAGACGCACCAGGTAAAGATTGAGCCTAAGGTATGTCATTTGAAGTCTTCTCAGGCACAAGTTCCTATGAACGGTGAATGGAAAGATGCCGTTGTAAAATTTAAGTGCTAGGGCTTGACATTCCGTTTAGACTAGTTTAATATGCTTTATAAGATGAATGATGTGAGGAAAGATGACGCAGTTTCTACAGAATGGTAAGGTGTTCCGTCCTAGTGATGAAACCTCTATGTGCGTTCATAAGGTTCTTCCTACTGGCAATTTTACCATTGCTAAGGATCCTTTTGAGAATATGTATTTCGAGCGTGTCGATGACTTCGCTCAGCCGGGTAAGCTATACGGTGATACCCAGCGTCATACCAACCGTATTCTAAGCACCTTTCTAAGCCGTCCTAATGCAACTGGCGTCCTTCTCTCTGGTGAGAAGGGTTCTGGTAAGACAATGCTTGCCAAGAACCTCGTGGTTCAGGGTGCCCAGCAGCACAACCTTCCTACGATTATCATCAACCAGCCTTGGTCTGGTGATCAGTTCAATAAGTTCATTCAGGATATTCAGCAGCCTGCCATTGTCCTTTTCGATGAGTTTGAAAAGGTATATGACCGTGAGCAGCAGGAAGTTATGCTAACACTCCTTGATGGTGTCTTTCCTTCTAAGAAGCTATTCATTCTAACTTGTAACGACAAGTGGCGTGTCGATGAGCATATGCGCAATCGTCCTGGTCGTTTGTTCTATTCACTAGAGTTTTCTGGTCTAACTCCAGAGTTTGTGAAAGAGTATTGCGAGGACAATCTTCTTAATAAGAACCATATCGGTCGAGTCGTAAAGGTATCAACCCTTTTCGATAAGTTCAACTTTGACATGATGAAGGCTCTTATCGAAGAAATGAATCGATATGATGAGACTCCAGAGCAGTCTTTGGAAATGCTCAATGCTAAGATTGAATATGCCAACAAGGCTTCTTACAAAGTTACTCTGAAAAAGAAGGGTATCATCATTGACACTGCCGATGAAATGTGGTCTGGCAATCCTTTGCTGGGTAGCATTCATGTTGACTACACATACACCAGCTCTAATGAGGGTAAGAACAAGTATATGAATAGTAACCGTCCGCAGCCTGTTGCGGTTGATGATAATGAAAACTATGTTTCAATTTCATTTAAGCCAGAGGACTTGGTTGCTCTAGACCCTGTTCTTGGAACCATGACTTTTGTTCGTGACGACCATGAACTAGTCCTAACAAAGGTTGTCGCAAAGAAGGTGAACTTCTTTGATATTGCCTTCTAAATAAGATATACCTTTTAAGGGAGAAACAAATGATTGTAGGAGATAAAGTAAGTCATTCCGCTGTAACCGAAGCCTATTGCCTTATCTCTTCCTATATCAGGGAAGAGGGTAAGATTGGCGCTAACTATAACAAGGAACATCTATTGGACTTTGTTAACTTTCTAGCGGAAGTCTTAAAGCATCCAGAGAATTTTACGAATACGGCGCCAGTCAAATTGGCGCCGGTAGAAACCCCCGAACATGATGGTACGGGTTTAGCATAAGAAAGGTGAATGCATAATGAATAAGTTTTATATGGCAACTGTTATCGTCCTCGGTCTAACCGGCTCAGCACTTGCTCTAACTACACAGGACGAGACTCACAATGGCGTCACTGCCGCTGTTCCTGGTCCAACTAAGAGCAAGGGCTTTCTAGCTCCAGCCGCTCAGGTTACTCCGCACGGTATGGTTGTGACTGCTCCTCCGGGCGCAAATGTCGTTGTCGATAATGATGACGGTGACATTGAGATTGATATCGCTCCTTCAGGTAAGAAGCGTGGTCTTCTAGGCCTAGGATTTCTAGGTCTATGAGAAAGGCCCTAGTCGTTCTGGCTATGCTCGTTAGCACTTCTGCTTTCGCTGCACCTTATGGCACATATTATAACCCTGTGCAGGATCCACCATTCGCTGGTGATTGGTCTGTTCCAGTGCATCGTGGTATGTATTGTGTTCAGGGAACTTGGCACTATGGCTGGCTTCGTCCTTGGGAACGCTCTCCTGTAATCAAGCCATCTTGTGGAACTGCAATCTATCAGATTCAGTAAAGCATCGGAAAACTAAATAGTGGTGTCCAATTACGGACACTACTATTGGAGAATATGATGTTTCCATACAAGACATATCTTATGGCTCTAGTTGTTTCAGTTCTTCCATGGGCTACTGAAAAGCTCGGAATGGTTGATTGGAATGCTTTGCTTCTAGGATGGGGAGTACCAGATAATATGGTAGTTCCGGCAGCAACCGCCGTAAGTGGTGTTATCATGATTATCATGAGATTTATCACCCAGATTACAACGGTTCATGCTGCTCTAATGACAGAGCCACCAAAGCAATAAGATTTAGGGGAGCATTTAGCTCCCCTTTTTCAACCTTGCATCCGCATCATTTAGAAACTTGCGGATAGATTCAATGGAACTTTTGCATGTCAAATTGTTCTTATGAAGACGAACAACAGTCTTCGCCACCTGACTGTCAGTCAGAGTCTTCCAATCAGGAAACTCTTTTAGAACGGGACAGTGATACATTGCCTCGTCAGGATGCACAACCATATGACGATATGTCGTCACAATCTGTTGTTGATCATTACAAGAAGCCAGTAACATTACGGCTAACAATAGAATAACTTTTTTCATTTCATTTCTCCGAGAGACTTAAATGTGTCTTTTAGAACTTTAGAGGATTGTCTGTCATGTTCTGTGCCAGTGTTCTTATCAATGTTTGACATGATCGAACTTAACTTCTCTTCCAGTTTATCTTTCTCGATATAGAGGTTTGCCACAATCTCACTCTTGCTCTTGCTGATATCTTCCATCTGTTTGATGTATGTATCTTTGTCCTTCAATGCTTGTTGAAGTTCATTTATGTTATATTGCTGGAGTGCTGCCTGTACCTCGGAATCTACAATCTTGCGATGTTGAGAATAGGCACCACCAATGATCCCAAAAACTAGGACTAGAATGGCAACCCATTTCAAGGCACCTGAGGAAACGAAAGATAAAAGTAAAGCGGGCATGTTGACCTCCGAAATCTATTCTGCTATAATATATAGTATTATGAGAGGTAAAGATGATCTTATGTTCCTGTAACGCTATATCTTCCAGCGATATCAAACGAGTCGTTGAAAGCAGCCCAAGAATACCTACCGTTCAAGAAATCATGGAAAAGCATAGATGTTCAATTGAATGTGCTACCTGTGTTCGTAACATCAAAGAAGAAATTAGGAAACATTATGAAGACAAAGTATGAGAAGGGTGATGATGTATGGATCCATGTTGGTTCTACACCCGGTAAGCTATCAAAGGGAACCGTTCTAGAGGTTCTTGATCTATCAGAGCATGGTTATTCCTTTTTGAATTATCTAATTGAAATTCAAACAAGCATTGATCCTATTCTAGAAGTTCGTGAAGCGATGACCATGAGCGAAGATGAAAAGGGTCCTATCGGACTGTTTCGTAAGATGAAAGAGAGACATAAGAATGAAGGTTAATATTGGCCCATATAAGAACTGGATTGGTCCTTATCAGATTGCCGATAAGATTCCATTCCTCAGTGAAGATGCCCGTGAAAAGTTTGGTGATTGGCTTTCTGAAACATGGGTTCAGAAGTTCTTACAGTGGGTTGATTCTAAGAGACAGCGTAAGTTCTATGTTCGCATTGATAAGTATGATACATGGAACATGGACACCACACTATCACCAATCATTCTTCCTATGCTCAAACAACTAAGAGATACCAAGCACGGTTCTCCTATGGTTGATGAGGAGGATGTACCGCCTCATATGCGCCACACCAATATCACACCTGACAATCCATGGGGTGCTGATAACTGGGTTCATTACAAGTGGGACTGGGTTCTCAATGAAATGATTTGGGCATTTGAGCAACTTGCCGATCCTGATCGTAAGTGGGAAGAACAGTTCTATCACGGAATACCAACCTTTAATCACATTGACGAAGAAGACGAAGAATACGGTAAGTGTTATCGTCTAGAGCAAACAAATCCTGACTATTGGGTTGACATGGAGGGTCTAAAACGCTATAATGAACGCATTCATAACGGGACTCGCCTGTTCGGCAAGTATTATCAAAACCTTTGGGATTAAGATATGAAACATAATTGGTTTATCTTCCGCTACTATATCTCAAGAAATCTAATCAACCTCGGTCTTCTGGTGATGCCTGAGTCGGCATACAAGAGAGAGTTGCTAAGACGCCTCTGGGAACTACGAGTTGATGTTGAGGTAGCACTACACAATCATAATAAGGAGAATGAAAATGGTGACCAGTGAGAAGAACATGCAGGTTCTAGAAACCTCTTTTAAGCAGCGAGCCTTTGATGGCAAGTGGGAACGAATCGTCAAGATTATGGATCTTGATAACTCTTATTCATTCGTGAATGAGAATGGCAACCGCACTACTCTAATTCCAGAGAAGTGGGTAACAGTCGGTGTTTACGACTATCTAATGGAGATTGCAGACTAATGGCAAAGAATTTGAAAGTTATCCGTCTATACACAGGCGAAGATGTTGTTGCAGAGGTGGTGGAAGTCACCGACACAGAAATCAAGATTAAGGATGCTGCCCGCATCATGGTCATTCCTTATGAGAAGGATAAGAACCGTCCGGGTGTTGCTCTTTCTCCATTCACACATTGGAGTCAGGACAAGGAGTTCGTTCTAAATAAGAACCTTGTTCTATTCATGGCTAATCCAATTAAGCAGTTCATTGAATCGCATACCGAATGCTTCTCTGGACTAATCATCAACGAACCACAGATCATCTATCCAGAATGAAATTTTACACAAACGTTGAAGTATGGGGCGGTAAAATTCTTTACCGTGGTGTTGAGAACGGTCGTCGGGTTCGACATAAGGTCGATTACTACCCGACTCTTTTTGTGCCTTCTGACAAGCCAACCAAATACACGACAATCTACGGAGATTATGTCGGTCCAGTTAAGCCTGGATCGATCCGTGATACTCGTGACTTCGTGAAGCAATATGATGGTGTTGAGAACTTTAAGATTTATGGTAATCAACGCTACCAGTATTGTTTCATTGCGGACGAGTATCCCGGCACCGTCGATTGGGATATCTCTCTAATCAAAGTGGCAAACATCGATATCGAAGTAGGATCAGAGAACGGCTTTCCTGAGCCTGAAACTGCTAGTGAACCTCTAACCGCCATCACGGTCAAGATGGACGGTCGCTTTGTCACATTTGGATTGGACACATATGATAACCGCCGTGACGATGTAACATACTTTGAATGTTATGATGAGCATGATTTGATTATGAAGTTCCTTGGGTGGTGGGAGTCTGAGTATCCAGATATCATCACCGGCTGGAACGTTGAGCAGTTCGATATTCCTTATCTTGTCAACCGCATTACCAAACTAGAAGGTGATAAGGTTGCTCGTAGGCTTTCTCCTTGGGGCGTGTTGCAAGATAAGGTTCTCGATTTGGGAATGGGCCGTCGTGGTAAAGGATGGTCCATTCTCGGCATTGCTACACTTGACATGATCACATTGTATAAGAAGTATGCATCAGGTGGGTATTCGCAAGAGTCCTATCGACTGGATAATATTGCCCATGTCGAATTGGGTGAGCGTAAACTATCGTATGAAGAATATGGCTCTCTGCATAACCTCTACAAAGAGGATTATCAGAAGTTTATTGACTATAACATCAAAGACGTTGAACTTGTTGATCGTATCGATGACAAGGGTAAGTTCGTTGAACTTGCTCTAACTCTATCTTATGATAACAAGTGTAACTTTGAAGATGTGTTCGCTCAAGTTAGAATGTGGGATGTCATTTGCTTCCATCATCTAAAGAGTAAGAACATCGTTGTTCCACCTATTGAGAGACATGAAAAGGAAGCAGCTTATGTTGGCGCCTATGTTAAGGACCCTCTTATTGGATTTCATGATTGGGTTGCTAGTTTCGACGTCAATAGTGAGTATCCTTCTGTCATTATGGGATCCAATATCTCGCCGGAGACGATTGTTGATCCTAGTCTTTACACCCCTGCTATGCGTAATCTTATCGCAGGCGACATTACTGTGGATAAACTCCTTACTAGGTCTATTGACTTATCCCTTCTAAAGGATGACAATCTTTGTCTAACAGCCAATGGACAATTCTATCGCCGTGATAAGCAGGGCTTCATGCCTGAAATGGTTGAGAAGATGTTCAATGACCGTAAGGTCTATAAGAAAGAAATGTTGGATGCTGAGTCGCTATACGAAGTTGAAAAAGATCCCCAAAAGAAAGCAGAACTTAAAAATAAGATTTCCAAGTTCAAGAACCTACAACTCTCCAAGAAGGTATCGCTCAATTCACTCTATGGTGCCATGGGTTCCAAGTTCTTTAGGTTCTATGATCTTCGCAATGCGGTGGCAGTCACAACTACAGGTCAGCTATCAATTCGCTGGATTGAAAAGGCACTTAACGAGTATCTTCGAAAGATACTAAAAACAGGGGATGATTATGTCATTGCAGTCGATACGGATTCAGTCTATCTTAATCTTGCTCAGATTGTCGTCAAGACTTTGGGGCAAGAAGTTGAGGCTGCAAGAGGCATCGCCTTCATGGATAAGGTCTGTGAAACTGCCCTTCAACCGGTTATTGATAAGGCTTGTAAGGATCTTGGTGAATATACTAACGTATTCCAGCAAAAGATTGTAATGAAGCGAGAGGTCCTAGCCGACAAGGCTATCTGGACTGCCAAGAAGCGTTACATTCTCAATGTCCATAACTCCGAAGGTGTGCAGTATGCTAAGCCTAAGAAGAAGGTTATGGGTCTTGAAATGGTCAAGAGTTCCACACCATCAGCATGTAGAGAAAAACTGAAAGAGGCAATTGATGTTATCTTTTCCGCAGATGAAGCGGCTGTCCAGTCTTTTATTGAGACTTTCCGTAGTGAATTTAAAACTCTGGATTTGGCGGACATTGCTTTCCCTAGGGGAGTTAATGGTCTCGTTAAATACGCAGATAGTAAATCTGTATATGCATCCGGTTGCCCTATCCATGTTCGTGGCTCTCTTGTATATAACCATCTTCTACGCAAGCATAACCTTACTGCTAAATATCCGGTAATCAATGGCGGCGAGAAGATCAAGTATATCTTCCTGAAAGAACCGAACACCATTCAATCGAATGTGATTGCATTCCCACAAGGAGGTATACCAGAGCAGCTTGACTTACACAAGTATATCGACTATAATACACAATTCGAGAAAGCTTTCCTCGATGCCTTGAAGATCATTCTTGAAGCAATCGGATGGAAAGCAGAACGAAGCGCAAGCCTGGAGGACTTTTTCTCATGAGTAAGAAGACAGATAAGAACCTTAAACACTCACCCGCTCGCATCTATGAGTTCGAGCCTAAAGGACATGTTGATGCAAACAGTGTGAATGAACTAGCAAAGGTTATTCGAGTCGGGATTCCTGGCGACCTATATGGTAAGCTATCGCCTGAACTGCAACAGCATTTCAAGGAAGTTGCGTGAGTGTAAAGTCTTTACATCGTCTAATTGGGCACGGCAACAACCGTGTCCAAGATGACTTTTATCCTACACCCTCAGATGCTACTATGGCTTTGCTCGAAAGAGAGAAGTTTGATGGTAATGTCTGGGAGCCCGCATGTGGTGATGGTGCTATCTCAAAGCTATTGAAGCTACAAGGCTATGATGTTTACTCAACTGACCTTGTAGATCGTGGTTATGGCGACAAGCACTTTGACTTTCTTAACAGTTGGGAGTTGCACGATAACATCGTCACCAATCCCCCTTTTAACATCGGCACTAAGTTTGCCATTCATTCATTGCATTGTGCAAGAAAGAAGGTAGCAATCTTTCAGAAACTAACCTTTCTAGAAGGTAAGGAGAGGCGTGATAAATTGTTCTCTCTTAACATGTTAAGAAATGTATATGTGTTTTCAGAAAGGCAAGGCTTTGGCAACCACAAAGGTGGTATGCTTGCCTTCGCTTGGTTTGTCTTTGATAAAGAATACCAAGGAAAAGCCGAAATATCATTCATCTGACGAAAAGGAGAATCTTATGTCAGACATTTTCAATCAGTTGTTGGCTGAGACCGACAACGAATACGCTACTATTGTCGATGATGGTGTGGCAGCAGGTGATGTGTCCGGTTTTATTGGCACAGGTAACTATGCTATGAATGCCCTACTATCAGGCACAATCTATGGTGGCCTTCCACAGAATAAAGTTACAGCATTTGCCGGTGAACCTTCTGTTGGTAAAACTTTCTATGCTCTCAATATCGTAAAGCAGTTTCTAGAGGATCATCCTGATGGGTTTGTATTTTACTTTGAGTCAGAGTCCGCTATCTCCAAGCAGTTCATTACTGATCGTGGCATTGACGCACGGCGTGTTGGCATTGTTCCTGTGGCTACTGTCCAAGAGTTTCGCACACAGGCAGTAAAGATCCTCGATAAGTATCTAGAGGGTAAGGACAAGCCACCAATGGTGTTTGTTCTCGATTCACTCGGCAATCTTTCAACTGATAAAGAAATGAACGATATTGCCGAAGGTAAAGATACACGAGACATGACACGAGCCCAGTTGGTGCGTGGTGCCTTCCGTGTTCTTACTCTTAAACTTGGCAAGGCTAAGGTTCCTCTAATCGTAACTAACCATGTTTACGATGTTGTTGGTTCATATGTGCCTGTTAAGAAGATGGGCGGTGGTTCTGGTCTAGAGTATGCGGCTTCAACCATCATCTTTCTTTCTAAGAAGAAGGACAAGACACTAGATGACGATAATGGTCGAACTGGTGCAGTCATTACAGCACACCTTAAAAAGTCTCGTATGACTGTAGAAGATAAGAAGGTTGAAACCTGGCTAAACTATCAGTCAGGTCTAGATAGATATTATGGATTACTTGACATGGCCGAGCGTTACGGTATTGTCAAGAAAGTATCAACTCGTTTTGAGTTCCCTAATGGTGCTAAGGCATTCGAAAAGGAAATCAAAAAGAATCCTGAGAAGTTCTTTACCAAGGAAATCCTAGATGCTATCAATGAAGGCGCACAAGCCGAGTATCTATATGGTAAGTATAATGAAGCCGATGAGGTAGAGGAGGTCGAGGATGGAACTGGAGAATGAATATAAGTTTAGGGATGACTTGTTTGATCCTAAAGAAGACGGATCAACATGCCCTATTGAATTAACTGTTGACCCTTTCACTGGAGTAGTGTATCGTTATACTACTGTAAGATTCAAACTGGATGAGGATGATATCCCTAAGTTGCAGTTTGACTATGAGATTATCAAGACAAACGATTTGTCTATGATGACCCTAAGAAAGAACCAAAAGTTTAACACAACTATTGGTCTTATTTTAAATGCTCTATTGCTAGATGCATCAGAAGTGGAAGGTGCGAGTGAGACTAGAACAGACAATCCTAAAGAACCTGATCAGGAATGAGGATTATACACGAAAAGTTCTTCCCTTTCTAAAAGAAGAATACTTTTCTAATTCAGAAGACCGGCTACTTTTCAAAGAAGTGGCCGGCTTCATCTTGAAGTATAATCAGCAGCCGACATTTGATGCTCTCGATATCGAAGTGAGCAATATCAGAGGCACGACTGATGACACGGTTAAGAATATTCAGAATACTCTGAAAGAGTTAAAAGAAGATGAGACACAGACAAACCAAGAGTGGCTAGCCGATTCCACCGAAAAGTTTTGTCAGGAACGTGCCATCTATAATGCTATTACAACATCATTGGAGATTATGAATGGAAAGGGGAAACTCGATAAGGGCGCTATACCTTCTTTGCTGTCTGATGCTTTGGGTATATCTTTTGATCCGAATGTTGGTCACGATTATCTAGAACAAGCCGATGAGCGTTACGAACACTATCATAGAGTGGAAGAACGCCTAAGCTTTGACTTGGATTTCTTTAACAAGATCACAAAGAATGGTGTGCCTAGAAAGACCCTCAATGTTGTCATGGGTGGTGTTGGTGGTGGTAAGTCTCTTACCCTTTGTCATTTCTCTGCCTCGTATCTTGCTATGGGTAAGAATGTTCTATACATTACCCTAGAACTTGCCGAAGAGGAAGTTGCAAAGCGTATCGACGCCAACCTTATGAATATTACATTTGATGATCTAATGGAACTTCCTAAGGATCTTTATGACAAGAGAGTGAACAATCTAAAACAGAAGACAAACGGCAAACTCATTATCAAAGAGTATGCCACAGCAACGGCATCGACTATTCACTTTAGGTCTTTGTTGAACGAACTTAACCTAAAGAAAGGATTCGTGCCTGATGTTATCATGGTCGACTATCTCAATATTTGTGCGTCATCCCGTATCAAGCCTGGTAATGGTGTTAATTCTTATACCTATGTTAAAGCAATTGCCGAGGAGTTACGAGGTCTCGCCGTAGAACAGAATGTGCCAATCTGGTCTGCCACACAGTTAACCAGAAGCGGATATTCCAGTTCTGATCCTGGCATGGAAGATACCTCTGAATCTTTCGGCTTGCCTGCAACGGCAGATTTCTTCGTGGCACTTGTTGCCTCAGAACAGTTGCAGCAACTTAACCAGCTTATGGTAAAGCAGTTGAAGAACCGTTATGCCGATCCTGCAATGAATAAAAGATTTGTTATTGGGGTTGACAGAGCGAAGATGAAGCTGTATGATGTAGAACAGTCGGCACAAGACTTGTCTGATTCTGGACAGGAAGAATATGTGCCAACACCGAAGCCCGCTTATGACAAACAGAACAAGTTCAAAGGATTGAAAGTATGAAGAAGCTATACACTTATTATCCTGAGTTCAATGACAATGATGAATTGCTTTGGGTTGTGTTTGAGGAAGCAACGGCACAGGTCATCAGTGAGTTTTTCTTTGAGGACGATGCATCAGCGGCTTGTGAGTTCTTTGAACGGGGAGGAGCCTTCGCCGGCTTCACCCCTTCCTTCGTCTTAAAAAAGACACAATTTGGTAATATAAATGATGCCTTCGATGTGGAATTTTCGGAATAATTCCTAAAAATATCTAAAAAAAGTTCTTGACATTCCCGTTTGTGGCATATATAATAATCAGACACTAGAGATTTGGTTCCGTAGTTCAACTGGATAGAGCATCCGCCTTCTAAGCGGGTTGTTGAAGGTTCGAGTCCTTCCGGGACCGCCATTATATAAGGATGTGAAAGTGAGTCAGAAACTAGACGATATTCTTGCTATTGGTACTGTTGCTGGATTCTTTACCGTGGGTGCAGCACTAGCACTAGGTTGGATCTTCAATGTCATGGCTATCTGGCATAGCATTGACAATCCTATCACGGCAAAGTTTATCCTTCGCTGTATCGGTATCTTTGTATTACCAATCGGTGGTATTCTGGGATATCTGTAACATGTGGGGGTGGGTGTAAGACACAAGAGGGACTTATAAACCCTTTAGCGGCCGATTACCGTTCTCGACCAGGAGCGTTACCTGGCACCCCTACCAAATTTGGAGACTGAAATGGAAGATAAGTTTTACCCACTGTTTGAGTGCTACATTTCTGGGCAAATGTCCGAAAGACAGTGGCAGGAACATCTTACGAATGATGTTGGACTTAAAGAGTGGTTTGAAAATTTCAAGAAGGAACGAAAGGCTGCTATGGAACAAAAGCAGCGGGAATACTACGATACAGTCCTAAAGTAAATGTAAACAGTCTATCCAGTCTATAGACTAAGGGTGCGTCAAATTGTCGCACAAAAAATGTAAAAAAAGTTCTTGACTATGCGTTTTGTTGCCTATATAGTATGTGAACGATTGAGAGAAGAGGTTACGGCATGAAAGAGGAAACCGTAAAGCGTAGCGCCTACTGGATAGTAGAAGCCATTGACAAGTCTGGCAAGACGGTGTATAATGGCACATTCCTTGACTTCGAAAAGGCATGGAGCAAATACTATTCATTCAAAAATAAGGCTACTGTTTCCTTGCAACGCAAGTTCAAGGAGAGTAAGATAGCCTGATGCTGTTTGACAATTGAATCTGGCTATAGTAATATAGTAATTGGGCTGCGGGTCGGATGATAAGGCACAGGACTGCAAATCCTTGAGGACTCGGTTTGATTCCGAGGCAGCCCTCCATTACTATTACGCCAACGGATTAGATTGCGGTTCGAAACGTTGACAGTAACACGGTTGCAATTGATCCGGAGCAAGTTCGATTCTTGCATAAAATTGGCTGAACGGTGATAGGAGAGCCTATCGGTTATCTCTAGTCCGTTGGCGTAATAGTAATATTCGGCGGTAGCACTCTAGGTGAGTGCGCTCGGCTGTTAACCGAGAATGAGGTTGGTTCGAATCCAACCCGCCGAGCCAATACGGCCCCTTCGTCTATCGGTTAGGACACGAGACTTTCAATCTTGTAAGAGGAGTTCGATTCTCCTAGGGGTCACCAATTATGGACCTGTAACTCAATTGGTAGAGTAGCGGACTCTTAATCCGTGTGTTGAAGGTTCGATTCCTTCCAGGTTCACCAATACAATGGATCCATAGCTCAATTGGCAGAGCAGGGGACTTTTAATCCCAAGGTTGTCGGATCGTGGCCGACTGGATCCTCCAATATGCGGGTGTAACTCAGTGGTAGAGTCACAGTCTTCCAAACTGTTGGTCGTCAGTTCGATTCTGATCACCCGCTCCAATATCACCACGTATCCCCCTCGGCTACGAACCGAGAGTAAGGTAACTGGATGTAAATAGAGGTTCGACTCCTCTCGTGGTGGCCATATAATGCTGGTAGGTCGGCAAGATGTCGAGGAGTCCTCATAAGGCTTTAAAGGTTGGTTTGATCCCAACTATCAGCACCAACATGAAGGACGGTACTCGGGTAATGCGAGACCTGAGGAGAACATGCTTTTGGTTCGCACATTAGCATTAAGTATCCACATATAACCGTGGAGCGTTTCTTCTACTTACAAGTTTTTAGCGGTCAGGTGGTCCGGAGACCATTCTTGTCTCATAAGCAAGAGAGCCGTTGTTCGACTCATGGGTCCGCATCCAAGTTTATCAGTGAAGTGTTACGGTAGCACATCTGTCTCCAAAACAGAGGGCGAGGGTTCGACTCCTTCCACTGGTGCCATTATAATCTAGGTGTAGCTCAATTGGCAGAGCATCCCGTTTGGGGCGGGAAGGTTGTTGGTTCAAGTCCAGCTACCTAGACCATTTAGAAAGGTGACTAGATATGAGTAGAGAACAGTTAAAACTACAGGCTATTATTCGCCTTTCTTTGTTCTTCGCTATCGCTGTTGTGATAGGGTTTATTGTAAGTGATATTAATATTCTATTAAGTCAGTGAGGACAATATGTTTAAGATTACAGAAGAAACAAAAGCAGCAGCAATTGAGGCAATGCGTGAAGTCCTTAAAAAGGATGGGGCGTGCGATACTCATTTGACAGACGAAGTTATCGGTAATGCGTTTGATGTTGCTGTTGATATTGTAAAGAAGCAGTTTGGTATGTAAGAATACCTGGAGAGTTGGCTGAGTGGTCGAAAGCGGCCGTTTGCTAAATGGTTGAGCCTTAGTCGGCTCCATAGGTTCGAATCCTATACTCTCCGCCAGAATTGGAGGATAGCGTTCATGGTGAGCAATCGGTCTTGAAAACCGAGCCCCCGCAAGGGTGATGGTTCGATTCCTTTATCCTCCGCCAGAGACTTCATATGTGATCTATCACTAGGAGCATATGAGCCGTTGGACGAAGATAGCGTCACGAACGGATGGGGACACTCTAGTAAGTTTTGTGTCTGATACAGGACGAAAGCAAATGGTTGGGGTCACTGTATCATTAGAATTTATGCGGGCTTAGTTCAGAGGTAGAACATCGGTGTTACATACCGAGTGTCGGTGGTTCGATCCCATCAGTCCGCACCAATACGCCCCTCTAGCCCAACTGGTAGAGGTGTCTGACTTAGAATCAGAAGGTTCTCAGTTCGAATCTGAGGAGGGGCACCAATAGTCAGAGGGATTGTAGGTAGACCTGTTTGCGTCGGACTGGGTTGTAACCTTCATAAAGTTTAAAGGCCCGTGAGTCAGCAGGTGTGGACTCTAGCCTGTCACGCTAGGGAGAGGGGATCGATACCCCTACGGGTCGCCATTTAACGGGCGTATAGCTCAACTGGGAGAGCAACTCCTTTGCACGGAGAAGGTTGGGGGTTCAAGTCCTCTTACGTCCACCAAGTTTTGTGAGGCAGTATCGATATCACGGATGAGCAGAATTGCCACATCGAGGTCGGGAGACGGTGCGAGGCTGTCGTAACCTTGGGAACCCGGATACTGAAAAGAGGATGCATACTCGTTCCTCACAAATAGTTTATGCTTCGTTCGTCTATTGGCTAGGACACTCGCCTCTCAAGCGGGAAAGATGGGATCGATACCCATACGAAGCACCAATTATGCGTCTCTGGTGTAGGTGATCCGCACGACGGTTTGAAGCACCGTAGGACTTAGTTTGATTCTAAGGGGACGCACCATGCCCTCGTAGCCCAATTGGCAGAGGCAGTTGATTCAAACCCAACTTAGTGTCAGTTCGAATCTGACCGAGGGCACCAATTCATGCTGGGGTAGTGTAATGGAAGCACCTGGGTTTGTGGAGCCCAGAGCCTAGGATCGATACCTAGTCCCAGTACCATATTCGCTTCTGTAGTTCAAAGGTAGAACAGGGTCTTGGTAAGACTCAGACCTCGGATCGTTACCGGGCAGAAGCACCAGTTACGCCGGTTTAGTATAATGGCATTACAGTAGTTTCGTAATCTTCTGATAGGGGTTCGATTCCTCTAACCGGCACCATTACTTGACATTCCGTTTTCGGTGTGTTATTATTAGACATAATGAGAAAGGAAACGGAACTAATGAAAAAGCTTTGGGTATTTGATATCGATAACACTCTGGCAAATGTGCATCACCGTTGGGATCATCTACGGAACGGTAACAAGAATTGGGATGAGTTCTTTGCTGCACAAGATAAGGATACACCTTATCAGGCAGTTCTAGATGTTCTCCATGCTCTTGCATTTGACCGTGGTAAGATGCTAGGTGATAAGATTATCGTTGTGACTGGTCGTGATGAGCGTTTTCGTGAAGTCTCTTTAGAATGGCTTCGTCGTCATATCGATTATCCGTTTGAGAATGAAGACCTATATATGCGTCCCGGTGGTAACCGTGAAGACGATGACAAGTTGAAGGTTCACATTATCAAGGATTGGCTTGCTGCTAATCCTGAATATAAAGTCGGTGCTATCTTTGAAGATCGTCACCGTATCATCGATGCTTTTCGTGCCGAAGGTTGGTATACCTTTGAGTGCAATCAGGAGCGTCTAGAGTATTGAGTTTATTGTTCCGTAGCTCAAAGGTAGAGCAATGTGCTGATAACACATAGACACTGGATCGTTACCAGTCGGAACAACCATGGGGGACTATTTGGCTAAGGACGCCAAGGGGTCTGTAAAACCCAAGCCTATGTGCTGGCCCGGATCGTTACCGGGGTCCCCTACCACTTCTTATTCGGGGTTAGTTCAATTGGCAGAACGGCAGACTTTGAATCTGCATGTTGGTGGTTCGAGACCATCACCCCGATCCATTCTTGTTCAGGATTAGTTTAACTGGTAAAACTCCGGACTCTGACTCCGGCATTCGAGGTTCGAATCCTTGATCCTGAACCAATCATTGAAAGGTATATTATGACTGTTTTGTTTCCAGAAGATATCGGTATCACTTGCCCCAAAGAATTGGAATATATGTATGCTGATAATGCAGCATCCCCTGGTGATGGTGATCCCGTTGTTACAGCATATCCTCAATATCCTATGAGTGCATGGGAACTCTGGAATTATCAGAAGGGTAAAGTCGCACAACATTGTAATGATTTGCAGACCAAGTATCCGTCCTACTTTAACTCTCATGCGAAATTTGCTCTACAAAATTTTATACGAGGTTTGAAATGAACAAAGCATTTTCTACTCTAGCCATATTCATCACCCTCACAACTTCGGCCGCCGCCGATCCGTTATCCGATTTTTTCGGTGGTATCTTTGGCGGTCAATCACAAACACAACAACAGACAGTCAAAGGAAGAAATAGACATGGCCGAAGCGTTCAAAGCAATGGTAATGACACTTGGAATGTTGGTTGGGGCTCTCATGATACTGGAGGGAGCCGCATGGTTGCTTCATTCTACGGTCACGGAGAGAGACTTTCAAAACACACCGCTTCGGGGGCAGTTTTCAACCCTCACGCCTTCACCGCAGCCCATCGAACACTGCCGTTTGGTACGCACCTGCGTGTTTGCCATCAGGGTTGTGTAAATGTCGTGGTCAATGACCGAGGTCCTTTCGTTCGTGGTCGGTCTCTTGATCTTTCCTATGGTGCTGCTAGGGCTATCGGCATGGGTAGCACATCAGCAATCACAGTCCAGAGACTAAATTAATTTCTTGACAAAACGCTCCGAGGACTATATATTATTGTATTGTGCGCTGCACAATAGAAATTGCTTCGCCTAATGGGAAGCGCAACATAAAGGAAAAGAAATGAATAAGGTTATTTCTCTACTAACAATCCTCACACTAGCAACACCAGCATTTGCTGCCGACTATAAGATTGACACATATGAAAAGTATGGTTATGCCGCTGGTGCTTCTGCTATCCCTAGCACAGAGTTGAAGGGTGGACTTCGTGGCTCTCATGTAGCCGCTAATCATCACCAGGAAAACTCTTACTACCCTGGCTACGCAGCCACACATCCTACGGTAAAGTAAAAAACACTTGACATTCCGTTTCTCCTATGCTAATATTATGCATAATGTGAAAGGAGAAACGGAATGGTTACCAAGACTGTTTACCGAGAAGTCGCCGTTGATGTTGATATCGACCTTGACGATTATGACACGGATGAGTTGATTGCTGAAATCGAAGATCGTGATGGTGGTAATAAATGGCTAGTGGTTGATAAACTCGATACTGATTTTGTCGCCCCTGATGTTGAAGATAAGATCCGTGATCTTAAAGAAGACTTTCTAAACTGGTATCAGTTCGGTATGAAGAATGAAAACTTTGAAAAGGCTCTTAAGGAGTTTTTCAAGGACACTATCGATGAGTTTATTATCTGAGGAGATATACAATGGCTACGAAGACTTCAACAAAGATCAGCGATAAGATGGAGAAGGTCTCCGACAACTTTACTATATATCGTTACGACAACGGATACATGATTGAAATCTGTGGTCGCAATAAGGATGAGGATTGGGTGACTGCTAAGGTGGTTTGCACCAATGTTGACGAATTGATCGAACTTGTTAAAGAGTCTTTAACACTTCCCATCGACTAAAGGAACACAATCATGAGAAATAAGATTATCGCATTGGTCGCCGCCATCGGTATTACCTTTGCTGCTATTGCACCTGCTAATGCATGGTATCGTGGCGGTTGGGGTGGCTATGGTGGTGGCTGGGGCTACGGCGGAGGCTGGGGTTATGGCGGCGGTGCTGCTATTGCTGGTCTAGCTGTAGGCGCTCTTGCTGGCGCTGCTATTGCAGGTGCCGCTAATCCGTATTATGGTGGTTACTACGGGGGTTATTATCCTCAGTATTACGGTGGTTATTATGCACCAGGCTATTACTATGCTCCTGGTTACTACGGCGGGTGGTAAGTTATAATTAACAGCGAGGAAGAGAATGTGCTACTACACTGTAACTTTAGATCATGTTGCAAGTGAAGGCCATAAACGGGCCATTATGATATTGGATGCCAAAGATAAAACCGAGGCAACTGCCAAGTTTCTAAACACCTTCGGACCACAATACTACAACGATCTTAATTTGGTCGAAGGCATTCATGTTCCCGAGGGGTTTGATCGCCTCTTGACAGAACATGCCAAGAAGTATATACTGAAAGCTAAAACTAAGGCAGACGATGCTCCGCCTCTAATGTCTTACCAGAATATGATACATCTTAAATATGGGTGATGAATGAAGTTTTTAGGGATTAGAAATCATCATGATACAAACATTACATACACAGATGGCACGAAAGTAAAATACCTAAAGCTAGAAAGAAACTTACAAGAAAAACACTACTGCTATTACAACTACGAAGAAATTGTAGCGGAAGAGTTTGATATTATCTTTAGAAAGAGCAAGGAACTTTTGGGCGTAGATTTTCGCTCATTAGACGCCATTGCTCTTTCTCTCGTTTATCCAGACAATGTGTTTAAGTTTCAGCCGTTTGTTCATGTCAATGAATTGTATCAGAAGTTAGATAAGAAGAAATATCCTTTCTGGGATCAGTTCTCTTGTCCTGTCTATAATCTAGATCACCACTATGCCCATGCACTAAGCTGTTGGCCTCTTATTGAGGATGCCAATAGCATTGTGATTGATGGCATGGGTTCTCATAAGCGTTTCTTTTCTGCATTTAAGAATAACGACCTTGTTGATTATGTCGATATTACCGAGTGCGATAGTTTCTCATTGTTGATGAATGTTATTGGTGAGCAAATGGGCATGAAGGGTATCATCATCGATCATGCCGGCAAACTCATGGCTCTTAAGGCGTATCATAAACTTGATGATGTGTTTATCAAGCGAGTGTTTGATTATGCCAAGTATATGAAATACAGAAACATGCATTCGTTTCTTGAACTTGTAGAAGCCTTGCAAGAGAAGAATGGACAGAATGTCAAAGACAAGCAGGCACTAATCGATAAGACATATCTTGTTCATGAGTTTATGAATAGAAAGTTGCCGGACTATATCGGTCAGTTTGTTGATGATAATGAGGTCTTTACATATTCAGGCGGTACGGCACAAAACACGGTTGTCAATACTGTGCTTAAGAGCCGTTATAAGAACATGATCATTCCACCACATTGTCCTGATGATGGCATTAGTTTGGGTTGTGTAGAGTTTCTTAGAAGAAAATATAAGCAACCTTCTTTTGAGAAGAAAAACTTTCCATTCTGGCAATCTGACGAAGATGGCGGAGTGCCCAATGATGTGACTATTGATCGGGCTGCCGAATTACTTGCACAAGGTAAGATTGTTGGTTGGTATCAAGGTAATGGTGAGATTGGTCCAAGAGCATTGGGCAATCGTTCTATTCTCATGGACCCAACAATCAAGCGTGGCAAAGATGTTATCAATAACAAGGTGAAACATCGTGAGCCGTATCGTCCATTCGGTGCATCTATCTTGCTTGGTGATGTTAGTAGAGTATTTCAGTGGCACGATGAAAGTCCTTACATGCTATATAATGCCAAGTGCAGAGAACCAAAACGATATTCATCTATTGTTCATGTTGATGGATCATGCCGCATACAAACGGTAAATCAAGAGCATGAACATTTCTACCGTCTGATTGATTCCTTTAAGCGCAAGACAGGCATTCCTACCGTTCTCAATACCTCATTAAACATTGACGGTAAGCCAATTGCTGCATATAAACAAGATGCTAAAACATTGTTTGAAAAGACAGAAATGGATGCGGTAATCATTGGTAACGATATCTTGACAAAGTGAAATCTTTCATATATAATACATTATGAAAGTGAGGAAAGGTTATGAAGAAGATACTTCTGGCTACCGTTCTGTTTATTGCTCCTGTGACTTCCGCTAATGCTTGGTGGGATGGATATGGCGGATTTACATGCGGCTACATGGACCCGCTAACATCGTTTCTAGATGGCATCTTTGGTCCTCCGTGTCCGCCGCCGATGCCAGTAAGAGTTGCGCCAGCACCGGTGCCTGTTGCTCGACCAGTGCCAGTTCCCGCACCCGTTCCGGTTGCTGCACCCATGCCAATGGCTGCACCGATGCCAGTTCCTGTGCCGGTACCCGGTCTGTTTATCGACCCATACCTTGTTAATGTTTGTGCTAGAAACCCAGGCGGATGCCTCTAAAGGAGATTAAAATGCGTCATGTTATTATTGCTGTTGTTGGTGTCTTTCTTGGTTCAGCTTTCTTTCAGTATGTGAACCATGCTCAAGGTGCAGAAGCGTCTAAGAAGGAAGAACTCCCTTGTGCCAATAACAAGGATATCGAAAAGATTATGAATGACAAAGGTTACTCTTTGTTGCTAAATATGACACGCAAAGAAGACAATAAGGATGGTATCATCGAAACAGTATGGATCGGTGGCACTAACATTGTTATTACTGCGACCACACCTAAGGGTGAAGCTAGTTGCTTGATTGCCAATATGGGCAATGTTATTGTTAACCCAAATACGATTGAAGAAGTTTGGGAGAACTATAAGAAGCAGACTAAGCAAAAAGACATTTAATAGAGGAAGAGATAAATGGCTTGGGGATATCATTTGAGCCTTGACTGCTATGCAGGTGACAAGGAACTCGTTAAGAGCGGGACAAACATTGAAGCGTTTGCCAAAGTATTGGTAAAGCGTATTCAGATGAAGGCTTACGGTGAACCGCAAGTCATTCATTTCGGTGAAGATGACAAGCAGGGTTATACACTCGTGCAGTTAATTGAAACCTCAAATATCTGTGGTCATTTTTGTGATGACACAGGCAATTTCTATATCGATGTATTCTCATGTAAGCCTTACGAGAATGCTGTAGTAGTAGAAACAGTAAAACAGTTTTTTCATCCAGAACGAATAGTAGAGCATTACATAGAAAGAGAATAGTTATGAGACGGAGGCTAGATTTAAATGAGGTCAAAGACTACATTGAAAACTCCTCAGAATCAACCCGAATCTATATCGGTGCTGACTCAGAACGCCATAGAAGGGGCGGTGTTTGGTTCGCTGATTATGCTACAGTGGTGGTCATTCACATTGACGGCAATCGAGGCGCAAAGGTCTTTGGTGAAATCACTACGGAGCGTGATTACGACCAGTCAAAAGACAAGCCAAGAATGCGATTGATGAATGAGGTGATGAAGGCTGCCGAACTCTATCTAGAACTAGCCGAGTGTATTGGTAACAGGGAATGTGAAGTTCATATCGATATTAATCCTGATCATAAGCATGGTTCATCTTGTGTTATCAGTGAAGCAGTTGGCTACATTCGTGGCATGACTGGTGTGACTCCTAGAGTTAAGCCAGAGGCATGGGCCGCTTCTATCGCTGCGGATAAGTTTCCAGAATTGGCGGCAAACTGATATAAAGTTTGCTAAATAGTATTCCACAAGGCAGTCATATTGCCTTGTGGTTCAACCGCACCGGTGACCACGGATGTAATGGCACTGGTGCATCAACTCTCCTCGTCAGGCATTACTACGCCTAAAACAATCCCTCATTTCATTCATCTTTCGTTGTCGAGGTATTGTGCGTGGAGTTTTATAACAGAAAGGTACTACTATGAAGAAGATTTTATTTGCTTTCATTACGGTACTTGCTCTTGCGGTACCCGCAGAAGCAAGAAATCTCGCTCACCACGAGGTCCCAGAGCGTAGTCTTATTGACGACATTCTAGGAACTCCAGATGGAAATTGGGGCGTATCTCCACAAATTCGTGGCCATATGCGTCATGCCCATCAATATTATCACACATATACACGCCACTTTGCTGGTCATGCATCATCTTCCATTGTTGCTTACGGAAGAATGTTGCAGCATTCCGGACTTCGTGTCTCGGAGCATCCTGCATTTGGTGGCGTTCACCACGTCCATCATGGGTGGGCACATTATGCCGGTCGTGCAATTGATGTTAATATAGGACGGGGTGTTAAAGAGGCGTCAGGTAGAGCAACAAGGGCAAGATTTGACGCTGTTGCCGCACGAGCTAGAGCAGCAGGATATACCGTGCTTTGGCGAGTAGCGGGTCACTTTGATCACATACATATTCAACGATAACGATTGGGGAGCAGAAATGCTCCCCTTTCTTTTAACTATATACAAGTATAACATTAATAATGGATCTATGACATGGTTTACTTTTTCAATCGTTCTTCAACTATTCATGTTGATGCCTTCACATACAGCCCAAGTGTTTATGAATACACACCAATAGTAAAAGCCAATCGTGCTATGCCTGAGTATTGGAAGACTTTGGAAAACCCAGGACCAATTACAGGCATCAGAGAAGACGGCGGATATTTTGTTGAAAGACACTCCACAATTAAGAACTGTAGAGGACTTATCGAACTCTATAAGAGAGGTTTCATTGTAGAGAACTGGTCTGACATTTCTATTCTTGTAGAGCAGGAAGGTTTTAGATTTTATTTCAGTGATCTAGAACACCCTAAGTCTCATCCCAAGGAACAGTTCGGAACATCATTCAAAGACTTTCATCATATAAAGCTAATGTCACCTTGGCTTGTCAAAGAGAAAACAGGTGTTATGTTTCATGGTGCGCCTACTCTTTGGAGCCATGAGAAGTTTGACTTTATCATGCCGCAGGGTGTTCTAGATTTCAAAAAGAATCATGCGGTCAATCTTCAAATTCTTTTGAGAAAGAAGCCAAAGCCATATGAGTTTACTATAGAGTTTGGCCAGCCTATGATGCATTTCATTCCAATATCAGAGAAGAAGATGGAATTGAAAACGCACCTGGTGGATTATCCTGAATTTGAAAAAATGAAATTGCATCCAGCCAATTCATTTTGGGGTTGGAGAAAAATTGATAAACTAGTAAAAAGAAACGAAGAACGAGAAGGAAAATGTCCTTTCGGCTTCGGTGACGCATAAATAGGCATAAGGAGTTAATATGTCAAATCTCAGCGAAGAATTGCACCATCGTAAGGAAGTTGCAAAAGAACGAATGTTGATTTGCATTGATTGTGATAAGTATAATAAGACGACCACACAATGTAGCGAATGTGGCTGTATCATGCTTATCAAAACAATACTCGCCAATTCCTCATGCCCGTTGAAAAAGTGGGGCCCAGATAAGAAAAAGGATAACTAAATGGCTTTACCAGCGTCAGGTGCTATATCGTTCTCACAAATGGCTGCCATTGTTTATAACAATGCTTCGGCAACAGTATCGCTAAATGATTCTGATATTCGAACCCTACTCGGAGTTGCTTCTGGATCAATTTCAATCAGTAGCGGTAGATCAAAACCAACAGCAGCAACTTATACTTATACAACACCAGGAACTTATAGTCTTGTTGTTCCAGCATATGAAAGCATGGGCATCGGTGTTTGGGGTGCGGGACAAGGTGGTAATGGAGGATCGGGATCAGATACTTGCACCGGATGGTGTGGACAATTTTGTTTCTTTCCTTTCTGTTGTAATGGCCGAGGCGGTGATGCCGGCGCAGCAGGCGGCGAGAGTTATTTTCGTGTAGGAAGTATCAATGTTACTGCTAATGGTGGTACATCATCGGCTAATGGCGGCGGATATGGTGGAACAGTTACGGCTGGCGGCGGCGCCGCAGGCGGCACAGCAGGAGCGGCTTTCGGTTGTACCGGTAGTGGCGGCTCGATTGGTAAGAATGGTGGGCTCGTTACTTATACTGTTAGAAAAGGATCTACAGGTCCTGCATACGGCGCATCATGCTCTATTGCTGTGGGTGCAGGTGGTGCTGGTGGATTTAATGCTGGCGGCGCCGGCGGCGGCGGTGCCGTCAATGTAGATGTAACTTAACGGAGTTTTTAAATGTCAGATATGTCACTATTCATAAAAATAGGTGCAGACGGTAAACCTGAAACTTTTCCTATTCTAGAAGAAAATCTTAAAGACCTAATTGAAAATTTTGATCCTAAGAATCCATCAGAGGGATTTGTTAAGTTCGTCAAAACACCTATTCCAGAATTGAAGCCATATGAAAAATATGATTATATGGATTATGAGCGTAGTCCAGAACTTACAGCAGAGTATGGTCAAGAGACTTGGCATGAGGTTCATCATGTTCGCTCACTAAACGAAGCTGAAAAGCAAGAAGTCATTGATAAGTTCAAAGAGTTGAATCCAGAACTAAGCGATTGGATTTATGATGATGTAACTCACAATCTCGTTCCTCCTGTTCCAATGCCACAAGATGGTAAGAGCTATTTCTGGAACACAGATGATAAAGAATGGCAAGAGAATAGAGTATCGATCAGTCCAGAACAAATTATGCAGATTGCTAAAGAACTAGGCATTGATCTTCAAGAAATGCACGGTCGTCCAGAATTTACAGAAGAAATGATGAATCAGATTCTAGAGGTGGCTAAGCAACAAGGAAAGTAATTATTGTGAGTGATATAGCATTTAAGAGATTGGGTAACATTGATCCAACTTCTTTGATTGAAAAGACCTCGGTTGTTTTAGAAAAGGGTTGGAACAATCTTTGTTTTGATCCAGGGCCACCATATAATGAAATGAACAAGATTCAATCTCTTGATATGATTTTCTTATTCTCTCTTCCTGAGAAGGATAACATTGTTCTACAGAACTTAATTGTTAACACAGAACTATTGAACTTGTTTAAGAATGATATTGAACAAATCTGTCGTATGTGTGAGTTTCATTATCCTAATCATGATCCAAAACGCATAACATTGAGCAACATGAAAGCCCATTCTGTTATTCCAGAACATATAGATTTTAAATATCACTATGAGAATACCAAAAGGGTTCATGTTCCTATTATCACCAATGAGAGCGTGATCTTTAAATTCCCTTCCGTTGATAAGTCATTACATATGAAGGTTGGTGAGGTTGTGTTTTTTAACAATAACATTCCTCATTCTGGACGGAATGATTCCGAAGAAAACAGAATACACCTTATCATTGATTTCGGTAAGAAAGATGATCCATATTACGGTAATGTTGAATACAACTGGAAAAAGTATTTGACATAGACACCTTCCTCGTATATAATGATATTATGAGAAATGTGAATATAGGTATTCTTCACACACTAGCGAAAGTAGCCGCTGCTAATCCTGCTCCTCAGGAAAAGTTTGCGGCTGCTGTCGTTTACCGTAATCGTATCATATCTATCGGTATGAATAGTATGAAATCCCATCCCATGCAGGCTAAGTTTTCCAAGAATGAACATGCCATCTTTCTACATGCGGAAGTGGCTGCTATCAAGAATGCATTGCGTGAACTAGATGTGGATGACATTTCTAAGTGTGACCTGTATATTACCAGAGTAAAGAAGGAAGCACCATTCACTAAAAAGTTTGTGTGGGGATTGTCTAAGCCGTGTCCTGGTTGCGCTAGAGCAATCGCCGAGTTTGGTATCAAGAGAACGATTTATACTTGTGATGATGGAGATTATGAGGTGGTGGAATGAAGATCGAAGGATATGTAATCTGCACCCCTATCAATACATGGGGCGATGAAAGTAAGTCACCATGGCATCCTCATATGAATAGTTTTGGAACAACTGCAACAGAAGCGTGGGCTCGTTTTATGAATATTGCTCCTGATGATGTTCATTGGGATCGCAAGATAACACACTGGGTCAAATGTGGTCATTGTCCGAAACATGCGACATTGGAGGTCACTTGGTAATGCAAATCATGGAAAGACCTATGACGGGTATAAGCGGTCTTGTTTCTGGTAGTACCATTGGTGTTACAACCAAAAAGAACTCGCAGATATTGGATGTCTTTTCTAGGGATGATAATATCTTTATGTCTCTATTAGAAGAAGGTGATATATCGCTTGTTCGTAATTTTGTAGTGGCTGCATCACATACGAATATTGATCACTTACAACAAAAACCTTTCAGGTTCATTACACGGATGCAAACACAACAGCCGAGTTACTGGACTCCTGCAAATGGATATCATAGCGTATATTATCCTGTGAACTACTATATCTTTGAGGTGTTACAATGAACGAGACAATGGAAGAAAAACTGGCACAGTCTCTATTTGAGCGTGGTGCTGAAAAGTGTTTTGATAAGAATACCCGTGTTGCCTTCTGTAAGGCCTATCTAAAAAAGGCTGGTGTTGATATCGAACCTAGACCATACATGCCAAATAATTTGCCCTTACAAGATATCCGAAACTTTGATAGAGAAGAAACATATACCTTTACCGCACGGGAAACAATACCTAATTATAATGTTAACATGGCATCAAATCAGACCGCACTCATGCAAAGTGTAAAACACAATCTTGCAAATAAACTAATACATGAACTGGTAAAAAATGATATGGTCTATTTTGAAGAAATGAAAAACTATGCTATGGATAGCGTAGAGGTATATGCAGGTGTCAAAGCAGCAAAGTGGGACAAGAAATGAGTGACGATAAGATGACCTGGCTAGAAGCAAGTCAAGAGCTAGGAAAACTCATAGAGAAATATAATGATGACCTAGATAAGATGGCCGAAGAATGTCCTAATGAGTTGAAGATTGCTGTTACTCGTTGGGCTATGAACCATATCGTAGAACATGCAAAAAGCGGTGGATCTTATCGTTATCTAATCTATAGTCGCATGGGATTCGGACCAGAGGCATATGCACCGCTTCTAGATGGTGGTATGGTTATCTCTAACGAGTTTGATATTGAACAGATGGACAACATCAAAAAGATCGTGGCGGAGAACAAGTATGATGCATTGAAAGATGTTCTACATATGTGTGACGAACCCGATTGCTATAAGGACGCTGGCTGTGGTTGGCCCACCGAAGATGGTGGGTATCGAATGACCTGCGGCAAACATTACAAGAAATGATATATATTCATAGGATAGCAAACCTAGCAAGATCAAATCGTGAGTATTGGTGTTGTGAATATGTTATCACCTATAACACTGAGAATGGTATCAGTGATTGCGATTACAGAATAGGAGAAATCGATGGCTACATTTAAAGAGGCATTTGCCGCTGCACGAAAGGCGGGCAAAGATACATTCATTTACGATGGTAAGGTTTACACTACACAGGTCGCTGTAAAAGAGGCTGATGAAACAAAGTTCGTTGATGTTACCAATACAGTAGCGGATGCTAAGGTTCCAACAGTTGGTAAGCTAAAGAAGAATGTTTGGCCACTACAGTCAGAATTGCGTAAGAAGTTTGGTACACCTGATTACGGTGGAACATTTAAGAAGAATATGGTACAAGTCCAGCTTCCATATACCATGTGGATGGATGATATAAAGATCACCAAGTGCTGGATGAATAAGTCTTGTTCCGATTCTCTTATCCGTGTTCTAACATATGTGTGGGACGAGAACGGCAGAGACTATGACAAGATCAAGGCTCAACAGCTACACATCTTTTCTGGCTCATGGAACATTCGTAACATGCGTGGTGGACATTCTCTATCTACCCATGCATTTGGTGTTGCAATTGATATCGCTGCACCATACAATGCTCTTGGCAGAAAGCCTGGGTATAACAAGTATTCATTCACTGAGGATTCACTAATCGTTAAGGCTTTCCGTGAAGAAGGTTGGACATGGGGTGGTGAATGGACCCGTGGCGACGGTATGCATTTCCAGGCTGCACGAGTCGGCTAAACATTGGAGTTTTTGTTATGAAGATGATCTATAAGTATCCGCTTGGTATGGATATCCATCACAATGCGGTGTATGAAGTTGAAATGCCCAAGGCAGCTAAGATTTTGACGGTCCAGGAACAGGGTGGATTCCCTATGATCTGGGCCGTCGTAAATCCTAAGAAAGAAACACGAAAGTATATCTTTCATGTCTTTGGTACTGGCTATGAAATGGCTGACTATGATAAGAAGCACTATGAGTATATCGGCACAGTCCAGCAGAAAGGTATGACTACTCTTGTTTGGCATGTCTTTGAGGTGCATGAATAATGGCTATTACTAAATCTAATAAAGGTTATTCAACAGGCGTATCGGCCGCCGGTATGGGCATGGGACAAGCAATGCCTTCTTATAACAATAGTTCAACTCCACCTTCTAATCCATCATTCGGTGATTTGTGGCAAGATGATACCAGCGGCGAGATTTTTGTATATACCCAAAACGGTTGGGTAGATACTACTTCTAAAACCGCTGTTGCAGGAAATATTCCTATGGCATCAATCTCTAATAATGGTAATCTATCAGTAGGTAAGGGTCAATCATATGCATTTCATACTCCACCAACAAGTGTTATCTCTATTGAAACTAAAGTAGGTAGGATTAGTATTGATATTGAAACTGGTGACCTTACTATTCCGCAGAGTATCGGTAGAGAGCAGGCCATTCGTGAGTTTTGGTTAGGATTTCAAGAACACTTTCAGCCTACTAATAAGGCAAAGTATGAGAAAGAGATTGAAGATTTGAAAAGAGAGGTGGCATCCACTAAAAGTTCGGCTGTCTTAATGAAACAAGCAAGCGAAAAAGAGGCAAACAAAAGAGTGGCCGATAAAGTCCGAAAGAAGTATGGCAATGAGAAGTTCATCATGCTCAAGCCTGATGACCTAATCAGGTTTCTTGAAGAAGCCTAGCCTTTCAAAAGAAAGGGATTCTTCTTTGATGTTCCTGGTCTAATTGAATACTGACTTGCAGGCATGTTTTTAATTTTAATCTCTGCCTGCACTTCATAGTATTCAGAACGAGTAGAAACACGAACCTTAAAGTCACCTCTGCCAGACAATAATGGAATCGTCTTTGAAAGGCCTAGTGGGTTTGCTTTTGATATAAGATAAAAATCATCGCCCGCCTGCATGTAGTAGGCGGGTTCTTTTTTGCCCTGTGTGTAATGTGCGGTGACAAGTTCACCTAGAGGTGAGTTTTCTTTGTTAGCAATATATCGATTGATACCTGGCTGCTCAAAGTATTCTCTCATAACTTCTAGAGGCACAGCGTTAGGATCAGATAACATGCCCTTGTTGGTAGGAATGATAACTTTTGCTACTGGTATGCCAGCATACTTAGCAATATCACGAACAAATTTCTTTGCTTGTGCTGATTCGTTTAGAATATCAACAGCAGCCTTAGCGGTAGGAGTTTTATATGTTGTTTGCCACTTCTTATCAGCATAGAACACACGAGGATTGGATAGATTGTCTGTGTGGTTCATCTTGACTTCAACCCAAACACCTTTTACTGGCTTGTTGTTGAACTTGGTTATTTGAACATCGGATAGAGCCGTGTCGGCAGTAGGTCTAACGGCTGTTACACCCTTGACAGAGTTAATCGATTTAGCAATATTTGCCTCGAATAGATCGGATGCAGCACTCATGTAAGACTCCTTTCGCATATTTATAACACAACTAAATATATAAGTAAATAATACCCTGAGGAACCATGATTAGACTATCAGACTATCTAACAGAAGCAGCCGCAGAAAAAGACCGTCATCTTACACATATTGAGGATGCTGTTCTAGAAGGCGGTGTTACAGGCACTCGCAATGCTATCAAGTTTCTTATTGCTCTAAGAGATATGTTTGCCGATGATGGGCAGACATTATCAGAGGCACCAGGTTCTCTTATTCTTAGAACAAAGTTTGACGGCGCACCTGCCATCTATGCTGGTATCAATCCAGAGAATGGTAAGTTCTTTGTCGGCTCTAAGTCTATCTTTGCTAAGAATGCAAAGTTGAATTATACCGAAGCAGATGTTAGAGCAAATCACTCTGGTGGTCTTGCCGATAAATTATCAGATGCACTAAAGTATTTGCCTGAACTAGGTATCACCGGTATCGTTCATGGCGATTTCATGTTCTCTAAATCTGATCTTAAGTCAGAAACAATCGATGGTAAGAGCTATATCACATTTCGTCCTAACACAATCACATACGCTGTTCCCGCTGGTTCTAGAATAGCACAGCAAGTTCAAGCAGCCAAGATTGGTATTGTCTTTCACACCACATATCATGGTAAGACAATGCAGACACTACAAACACATTTTGATATCAATGTCAATAACTTTAGACCATCACGCAATGTATGGTATCGTTCTAACAAGTTTCTTGATGTTACTGGTCGTGCTACCCTCACAAAGGCAGAGAACGCTAAACTAACAGGCATTCTTTCCCAAGCTGGTTCAGTATTCAGAACCATTCCTTCCTCACTATTAAATCAGATTGCAACCAACGACACATATAGAATCCATATCATGTCATTCTATAATCAGCGTGTCCGTGCTGGTGAACATATGGGCGCTGGTCATACGGCTGCACTAATAAAGTGGGTTGGGGATAAATATCAAAAGGGCGTTGATGATGCCAAACTACCAGCAACCAAAGCAAAGCGTAAGGCAGAGCGTGATATGGTTCTTCGTTGGTACCGTCAACATGCATCTGATCTAAAGAAAATCTTTCAGTTGCAAAACCTACTGATAGATGCCAAGATGCTATTGATTGCTAAGTTTAACATGGTGAACGATCTTGGCACATTCTTACATACCGCTGATGGTGGCTATAAGGTAACAACTCCTGAGGGCTATGTTGCCGCTTGGTCAACTGGTGGTGATGCTGTTAAGCTAGTTGATAGATTAGAGTTTAGCCGTGCTAACTTCTTAGCTGTCAAGAATTGGGGAAGATAAATGACAGATAAACCGACACCAAAGCCTGTGCCGGTAATTAAGACGATTAAAAAGATCGTCAAGCAGGCTAGAGATAAGAAAAAGTATAAATAGTATAATAATCCTGTAGAGGGAATAAATGAAGAAAATTGTATTTACATTTGGCCGATATAATCCGCCAACCACGGGTCACGCAGAACTAATCAATTATGCGGTTAGATTAGCACATAGAACAGGTGCTGATCATCGTATCTATACCTCACAATCTCACGATCCCAAAAAGAATCCTCTACCACCAAAACAGAAGATGGCGTTTCTTCGTCAGATAATGCCTGGCGTCAATTTCGTTGATGATCCAAATATGAAGACTGCATTCATCATTTGTAAGAAATTGTCAGATGAAGGTTACGAAGATGTAACATTTGTCGTTGGTGAAGATCGTGTAGCAGATTTTAAATCGCAACTAGGCAAGTATGTAAAGCCAAAGACGGCTAAAGACTTCAACCCCAAGATTCATTATCCATTCAAGAAATTTCAGGTTGTATCATCTGGTGGACGCAAAGAAGGTATCTCTGGTACCGCACTAAGAGCAGCAGTCCGCAAGGGCGATTTCTCCACATTCGCTAAGGCATCAGCGGCAAAAGACAAGTTGCTTGCTCGTAAGATTTTTAATGCCGCTAAAGCAAATCTCCAAGAACAATTCACATTGCTAGAAGAAAAGGGAATGTCTCGTAAGGAGTTCGATAAGCTTCTACATTCATTCATTGACTTTACTTGTAAGCAATTAAATGTTAAAGAAAAGCCTGTCATCGAATATAAAGATGACAAGGGAGATGGACAACCATCGTTCGGTGGATATGCACCACATTCAAAGACACTGATGGTCTATACAAAGAACCGTCATCCTATGGACATCTTTAGAACTGTAGCACATGAGTTGGTGCATCATAAGCAGAATGAAGATGGTAGACTAGGTAAAGATATTGCCAAAGAGGGAGCAACTGGTTCTGATATTGAGAACGAAGCAAACTCAGAGGCTGGAAAGGTAATGAGATATTTTGGTAGAGAGAATCCTTTCTACTTTGATATGAACTATGTGCTAGAACACAAAGCAATATTACTAGGTGGTGTGCCAGGGTCAGGAAAAGATAGAATACTAAAAGAAGCAATTGCACCACTCGGATATAAAGAAGTCTCACAAGAGAATTTCACAAAGTATAATGTTAATGGAGAAGGCATTGTCGTCAATGGCACAATGTCTAATTACGAACAGACAAATCAAATCAAAAACATTTTAGAAAGTCGTGGTTATAAGACCATGATGGTATTTGTTAATACATCTAACGAAGTTTCTAAGCAACGCAATGAAGCAAGAGCATTAACTGGCGCTCGTGTCATCAATGAGAATACTCGTTTCAGCAAGTGGCAATCTGCACAGGTAAACACTGTAGAGTATTTACAACTATTCGAGAATTGTTATGTCATTGACAATAGTGCAGCCGCTCTTACAGAAGAACATAGAAACAATCTACATTTTCTCAAAAAGGCATTACACAATTTCAGTCTTGGAGAAACAGACTATAACTTTGAGCGTATGATTAATGAAAATCATACAGATTTCTCCAAGAACAATAGAAAGATATTAGTTGGTGGCGCTGGTAATTGGGGCACATCTAAACTAACTTCCAGATACCAGAAAGACACGCCCGGTCAAGATATCGGGTTTCAACCTATGAAAGTTTTGACATTGACACAGAAATTTAAAAACAAAAAGATGAAGAAAGAAGAAAAGACAGTTAGAAGTCCATCAGGTGCACCTATCGGCGGCGATAGAATTGGACCTGAAATTGGTCTTCCTAAAGGTCCTGGTTTTGGTGATAATCAGTCTATTGACCTACTCGGTATTGATAGACAGATTGATAGATGGATGGTGAAAGAAGAAACCAGAAAGAGATTTAAGCAAAAGTATGGTCAGTTGGGCGAACAGAAACTAAAAGAGACTGTCGCCAAACTGAAAAAAGAAAGTTTAACGGATCCATTTGACGGTTCTATGGGTGCTACACCTAACTCCGGTCAGATTGATAATGTTAGACAAGATCCAAATGCAGAGTTTGAGAAGCAAAAGATATTCGGAAGAAAAAAACTAAATACTAGCAATAGCTATGTTAACAAATTAAAAGGAAACTAAAATGTTTGAGAACAAGTTTAATACCAAGAAGACTGATTCGCTTGTCGAGGCAGTCAAGCAAGCACAGGCTGACGGTGAACTTCGTCGTCAGGCAGAAGCCCTTGTTAATGAAGAATTTGGCGTTTATTCACGCAAGGCAGTCATTCGTGAAAATCTAGCCGCTTATGATGCTCGCCTTGAAGAAGCCTATAAGTGCATGAAAGAAGGCAATAGAGATAATAAAGAAAAGAAGAAAGAGCATGAAGAAAAGACTGGTATGGAGCACATCAAAAAGATGGGCGGCTTCCCAGGACAGTCACCAAAGAGAACTGCTCGTGAACTAACAAAAGAAGAAAAGGCCGACAAGGATTATGACAAAGACGGTAAGGTCGAGTCACCAAAGGACGAAGTTTGGGGTTCTCGTCTTCGTGCTGCTAAACTCGCTGGCAAGCTAAAAGAAGGTATGGCCGATCCTAAGGATCCTTCATATCAGGGCGGCGGTGATGTTACATCAACACCAGCAAAGCATGTCAAGCCAACAAACCCAGAAAGAATTAAGTCTTTCAAAGACCCAAGAGATTCGTCAGTTCAGGGCGGCGGTGATGTTACAGTTGGTGGTAAGCCAGCAAGCATCAGAGAAGCACTCCGTGAAATGGTTGCAAGAAAGAAAGACATTGCCAAGGGTGGTGTAACTGCTCCTCAAGAGTTCAAGCAAGAGAGATTTGCCAACAAGGGTGCAGTAACAAAGGCACCAGTTCCTGGCGTTTCTATTGCAGAAGAAGAACAGGTTGATGAAGCCGCATATTCAGCCAAGGCTGCTCGTGCTGGTAAAGACATTGGTAAGTCAGGAAAGCAGTTCTCTAAGATTGCTAAGAAGGCTGGTGAGAAGTATGGTTCTGAGGAGCGTGGTAAGAAGGTAGCAGGTGCTATTCTCGCTAAGATTCGTGCCAAGCACATGAAGGAAGATTCATCTTTTAACGCCGCACAGGAAACTGGTAAGTCGGTCGATGAAGCTGTTGCAACTGCCGTTCCACCTACATATCAGCCAGCATCCACAGAGATTGCTAGACCTGCTAGAGCAAGTGGTCCACAAAGATTGCAAGGAACACGCTTCTATCGTGGTATGAGTGCAAAAACATCTGGCACATCAACTGCAAAGTTTGGCGCTCAACAGACTGCTAGAGCAACTGGTCCTTCACCAAAGACCGGAACCTCACTAGTTCCATCAGGTGGTAATAGACTACCAGCCGTTTCAGGATCTTCAACAACAAAGCTTCCTGCAACTACTGGTTCTGGCGCCGGTGCTGCTGACACAGGTGCATCAAAGCTACCTGCACTAAGAGGTGGTAATAGCGTAACTGCTACAAAGGCTGCCGATGCTGGTAGATCAGGTGCTTTCACTTACTCTCGACTAGGTGATACAGCTATTACAAAGGCTGCTGGTCGCTCTGCTCTTGGTACAGTTGCAAAGGTCGCTGCTAAGGCTGCTGGTCCTGCTTCTGCTATTGCTGATATCGTCACACCTTCTGGTAAGACTGAACCTGGTAATCCAGTGTTCCGTAAGACTGATGCTGGTAAGGGTGAGGTTGCAGGATATCGTTCTGCTACTACACCAAGAAAGACAGATGATAATACACAGAAGGGAATGGTAGGTGATATGTCTAGAAGAGGCAAGTTGGCTCCTTCTGTTCGTAATCAGGAACTACCAAGCAAGATTGCTCCAGTTAAGACAACCGAGCCAGGTACACTATCTGCACCTGCTGCTAAGCCTGCAACTACTTCAACCCCTGCACCAAAGTCATTTGGACAGGCATTCTCCACAGCTAGAAAAGAAGCTGAAACATCAGGAAATAAATCAACTGGTCAGTTCTCATTCAAGGGCAAGCAGTTCCAGACAAACATAAACCCTGCAAAGGGCGCTGAAAAGTATGTGCCTGCTTCACAGCAAAAGGTAACATCTGTTGGTAAGACACCAGCACCTGCTGCTACACCTTCACCAACTACACCTGGTTCAACTTCAATCTCTAAGCAGCCTGCACCTCCTGCATCTTCAACCACAGGAATTAGTTCAACTGCTGCTAAGGTTGGTATCCCACAGACACCAACTGGCATGAGTAAAGATTTTGCTATGGGTAAGGATTTATCAAATCCTCCTTCAGTATCATCAACTCCGGCTGCTCCTAAGCCTTCTGCCCCACCACCAGCCATGTCAATGACTGATCCAAAAGCAAAGGCACTAAAAGAAGAAGTTCAGGTAGGTGAATATAAGTATAGGATCGTTTAAATGAAAACACCTAAACAGACTAAGAAGGGCGGTAGTAGATACCGCCCTGACACAAAGAAGATGGCAAAAGAAGATCGTCAGAAGGCTCTTAAAAAAGTAAATAATAGCAAAGCGAATAGAACTATGACGGGGCAGAATCCAGACATTATTGAAATGGATCCTGTAAAAGTTGATGCTATCGGACAGAATCAAGGTTTAAACTAACAAGAAAGAAGGATTACTAAAATGCCACTATGGGGATCAGTAGATAACGCTGCAAACTCCGACATTGCAGTTCTAATGCAGTATAACAAGCCAACAGATACAACCGAACAGGCTGTGCTATTTGGCAATACTACATCAGGCGCTTTTGTCACAAACGAAACAGTCGGCCAGTTCGGTGTTGATTCGGATGAAATCACCGCTGCTCGTGCCGCTGGTGCAGCAAAGCCAGCACATGCTGGTTGGAACATTCGTCACGAAGGAACTGGCCTAAAGGCTGGTCGTGTATGGTACGAAACAGTTGTTGCCATGGGCTCAATGTCAGGCGACGCCGAAGATACAGTCTTCCCAGACACAACAATTAGAATTACAACTCAGCCTGTAAGTGCTAACGGCGCTGGCAATGTTACTCTATCAGTTGTTGCTACATCAACACCAACAAAGACACTATCTTATGCATGGCAGCGTAACGCTGGTGCTGGTTGGGTTTCAGTTAGCAACCTTACTGGTGTTTATTTCAATGCTACATCCGCTTCACTTACTGCAAACGCAGAGATTGCATCAGGAAATACATTCCGTGTCACCGTTTCTGCTACAGGCGCAGTAAGCGTAGTATCTGCAAACGCAGCCGTAACGACACCATAAGGAGAGTTTTATGAAAACTTTCCGTGATCATCTTAAAGAGGAAGTCGTACCTACCGCTCTTAGTAACGGTAGCGTAGACATTAAAAATCCAGCAGTCAGAGCCGAACTTAACGGCATTCTGGCTGCTATTGCCACTCGTTCATGCATTACACCATATATTGCTCTAACAAAGATGCGTAAGGCTCTTTCTTATTTTCATATTGAGTTGCCAAGCAAAGTCTATATGGAAGGCAATCATGGTGTAGAAGTATGGGAGATCCATCAGTTTGGACACAAGATGGGTATGACAGATCAGGGTGAGTTCGTAAAAGAAGTTCCCTGTGACTATTACCTATTCTTCCATTATCATCTATTCGGCTCAATGTTCATGATTGATGCTAGAGTAGTTGATAAGGACGATCTTGACAAGAGACTAAGTGCCGCCGAAGCAATGATCAAAGAAGATGCAGCAGCAATGAAACATCTTCAAAGAGCATTAGCCCCTAAAGAGAAGATGCATTCTGCACTAGGAGATTGTGATTGTAGCCAGGGCGATTCCCCAAGCACTAAATCTGCTGTTGATGTTTCTATGCGCCGTAAGGACAAGAAACTATCTGCCGATTCGCTTGATGAGGGATGGGTAGCAATTGCTCCACGTGGACAGAGCGTCTATGACAAGTTCGGCGATGCTAATCCAAACGCAAAGTGGTATGGTCGTAAACCTCCAAAGGCAAACAAGCCAGGTGATGCTGAACCAGGTGCTGGAGATACCTACAAGGGTTCAAAACAGGGTGGTAAGACACGCTTTGCTAAGAAAACTGTCAAGGAAGAAAACCTTGACGAAGTATCTCTAGGCAAACTTGTTGCTTATAAGAACAAGGCTGGTGAAGGTCGTGAAAAGGGTGTTGCTCTTGCTGATAAGAAGATGAAAGGTAAAGCAAAGGTTGGTGCCTCTGCTCCTAAGCATCCTTACATGGAAGAGACTGTTGAAGAAGGTAAAAAAGTCAAGATCAAACTTAACCCAGAAAAAAAGATTGGTTACACAGTTCATGACGTTGGACCTGGTGGAAAGAAAACTCTTGTAAAATCTGGAGAAACAAAAGTCAAGGACATAAAAGAAGGCCGTATGCCTGCTTCTGTTATCAAGCACAAGCAGAAACTCGCTGGTATGACTGATGCTGAAAAGAAGGCAAAGTTTGCTGGTAAGTCAGAAGCAGAACTAAAGGCAATGGCTCGTCGTCATGGTCATGGCCCAGACAGCAACGAGTATTCTAAGCATGGTTCTTATGAAAAGAAACAGATTGATGAACTTTCATATGAAACAGTAGCCAGATATCATAGAAAGGCTGCCGACAGATATCAGACTGGTGAAGAACCATATGAGAAAAGAAAGAAGGGTCGTGAGTTAGCCACTAGAAAACGTGCTGGCGGCATGATGGGTATTCCAAAGGCCAAAGTAATGGCTAAGGAAGAAACCATCAATGAAAAACTAACCAAGAGAATGAAGGTTTCTGATGTTATCTCTGACTTTGTTCATTCCGATGATCCAAAGTTCAAGGGTAAATCAAAGAAAGAGCGCATGAAGATGGCTCTAGGTGCCTATTATGGTATGCATCCGGAGAAGTCTCGTAAAGAATAATGCTTGATCTTAATGATGGTAATTTTTTGATATACGCCGCTAAATCATACGAAAGTCCTCATCTGCTCCAATCAGAGTTTGATGAGGACTTGAAGCGGATCAAGTATATCAAAAGATTGTTACGCAAATACAGAATGGATGGTGAGTGTAAAGAGAGATTGATACTCAACCACATCATTATTCTATCCAACATGTTTGGAGTAGAAGCGACGGTGAACATGCTGTTTCTAAAGGTTGAACCTGATGATTATCCCACACTTAAAACATTTCTTTTATTTCTTAACTATATGCCCGAAAAGTTAAGTGTCACGATTAATAAATACACAGTGAACCAAAAAGAGATTATGGTAGATTTATCCATAGCAGACAGATTGAGGAAGATATGATTGACGAAGATGCGCCAACAGTAAACATAGGCTCAGGTCAGATTCCCGGCGCTGGTGTTACATCACCAGGAAAGCCAGCGAACTTCGGCGATACAATCGTAAATCCCGGTGCTGCTAAAAGATGGAAGAAGATAAACGCCACCCAGACTGGCGGTATTCTTCGAAGAAAGAAGCCGCTTATGGAAGACTCATTCGCTGGTGCTATGGTCTTTGAAGTTAATTCAAAACTATTTCATAGCCTAACATTGAGCAAGCGCAAAGGCAAACATTGGCGAACATATCTTGAAGAAGATGATTGCTATGCTGAAATTCGTGAATGGGCTAATAAGAATAAAGGTCCTATTGTTGTAAGAAATGAAGCAACAGGCGAAATGAGATATATCAGATATAAAAATTAACACAAGGACGAAAGGAATGGAACTATCCATGTCAGACAAAGACTCCCACGACTTCGAGAATGGAGTTGGCGAGGTAGTATCAAGAATGCCACCAATTATCACCACCATCATTGCTGTTGGAGGATTAGTGGCGGCTTACTTTATGACAATTGGTGAGTTCAAAGTTAAGGATATGGAACTACAGCAGAAAGTTCAATATCTTGAACAGAAGGTTGACCGCATAGAGGAAACGATGGATACTATCAAACTAAAACTAGACGCTCGTTTTCCAATTGTAGATAATGAAAGACAAGACCTTCGTAGGGAAATTGATAGTCTAAAGGAAGTCATTCAGCAGATGAAGCCGCTACTTAAAAGATAACACTTGACATTTGTTTAAGTGAATGATAATATGCATATTCATTATGATCAGGTGACTTATGGCGGTATATATTGATAAGAAATACATTTCTCTCCTCGCTCCTAAACTATCATTGTTCAAGCAGCGGGGAGAGTTTTTATGGAACTTCCGTTGTCCCGTATGCGGAGATTCCCATAAGAACAAGATCAAAGCAAGAGGATACATTTACAAGCGAAAGGAACACTTTGGCTTTATGTGCCACAATTGCGGCACAACCATGGGTCTGGGTAAGTTTATCAAGTATGTTGATCCTGGTTTGTATAATGATTATCAGTTGGAGTCGTTTGTTCAATCTAACACACAGACAAAGGTTGATGTTACGGAGTTTGTGACAAATCCGACATTCTCTAAGCCAAAGAGTATTCTATATACTGATGCAGAACGCATTATAGGATTGAATCCTTATCATCCTGCAAGGAAATATCTTGAAGATAGAAAAGTTCCTATTGATAGCCTTTTCTATGTCGAAGACTTTGCCAAGTTTGTTAAGGATTTGTTTCCTGAAAATGCAAAAACACTATATAAGGAACCACGCATTGTAATACCCTTCTATGATAAGGAAGGTAATCTCTTAGGAATACAAGGACGATCACTTGACAGACATTCGAAGATCAAATACATCACAATCAAAAGCACTGAAACTAACCCTAAGATTTTTGGATGGGATAGACTGGATGCATTGCAAACTGTGTATGTGGTTGAGGGACCCATCGATTCTCTTTTCCTTACTAATAGTGTGGCTACTATGGATGCAGCACTCTTTTCTGCTCCTCACATCTTAGGACTTGACCTAGAGTATGTTTTCGTATATGATAACGAACCTCGTAATAAGCAGATAGTTTCCAACATGCGGAAGACTATCGAAATGGGTAGAAAGATTTGTGTGTGGCCTTCCTATATCAAAGAGAAGGACATCAACGAAATGGTTCTGGTCAATATGCATCCGAGTGAGATTCAGCATATC